ACGGATCTCCCGGTAAAGGAGAGCCTAAATAAAGTGCAAGTTTACTACCCCCTACATAAGTCAGGAGCGAGTGGAGCAATAGTGCAGCGCATTACTAGACAGTCAGAAGGTTTAAAGCGTGCATTTCAGCTAGTGAAAGGGAAGAAAATGGCTGAAAATTGGCAGTTTATCTACTCAGACCCTGAGTGTAAGCACAGTGATTTGTGCGGTTGTCATTTAAAAATAGTTGGAAGAGGAAAGGACACTGTTGGATTAGTGTGGGAGGGCCCAGACCTCCCCGTAAAAGAACAACTCTGGGAAGCCGCGATATGGATGGAAGGGGTGGGAAGAACACAGAATGGAATAGAGATCAATACCACCGAACAGTACTTTAAGGCAAAGATCACGAAGGAATCAAGTATAAAAGTGATCGATGCGCCTATGAAGGTGGCCCCTTCCTGGCCAGTAGATGTCGTGCTACCGACACCATCGAGAGAGATACAAGAAGCTTTGAAGAGATCGGACTTCATAGATTTCGATGAGTTAGGTTATGGTTATTCCTGGAAAGAGATGGAAACCTACGTTTGGTCTGATGAGACCCCCTTGATCCCTGGGACAGCAACTCCTGAACATCCGGAGGGTGCCCGTGAGATTCGTCCGCTGTGGGCGATGGCCCTAAGAATGAATTCAAAGTGGTTCTGGGCATGTGGTAAGACGAACGGTAGGCCACACGCTGTGTCGGCGATGGCGAATATGTACCCGAGAAAACTGCCAGATGCAATATTGCAGTTTGACCGAACGGAACCGACTCAAAGGATGAGAGAAGCACTAGATTTGATAGATCCAATATTATCAAACATGTACAGGATGATGGGCATAGATCTGACCCAGAAGAGAGAATGGAAGTGCTCGATGAAGTCCTGTAAGGATATGTTTCTCGGAGCAGCAAGTGGTTTAATGCCAGCGGAATCTGATATTATAAAAATAGCTCATGAAGAATATGTGAAGATCTCAAACAGAGGAAAGAAGATAGATTTTCACGAGCAAGTCCTTTTGCAGTTGTACAAGTTTATAATCTTTGGTATAAGGCCGAATGTGGTGTGGGTGCTTCCACCGAAAAATGAGGTTTTCTTTGAACAGATGAAACAGTGGATAAATATGGATTGGGCAGGCTTCGTTAATAAGCTGAGACTCTTTAATATACCATCTTCCATATTCATTTATTTAGAGAGAATGGGCTTTCTGGAGAGACATCTGTTAGAGCGTGGAAAGCAGATACGCATCGGAGGAAAATGGAGCCACGGAGGAGGCGACTCATTAGCAGAGTGTTTAGGGATAAATATCAATAACTGCTGGGAAAAAGGTATCTGGGAGGGAGACTTTAAGAAATTTGACCAGTCCGTGAGGAACACTCTACAGAAGATATACTATTCCCAGGCCACAATACACTTTGATGAAACATCCGCAGATTTTCCCATACTAGAGAGGATAATACAATTCATAGTTGAGATCGCATGTTATCGAGTGACCTATATTATGTCGAACATTTGGATAGTTATAGAGGGTTCTATTGCCTCAGGCAAGCTCAATACATCTCACTGTGACTCATGGATTACCAGTTTTGTCTTCTCAGGTTTTATGATGTGGATGCTGTTTAAGACTCCTATTGAGATGCAAGAAGAATTGGAGGCCTATATGATTGCAATTATCAAACTAGTGACGTATGGCGATGACCACTTGTATAGAGTTGGAATTTCTAAGTGGTCGGTTATGTTTGGAGGCGATCAGTGGGCGTATTACTGCAAGACGTACTGGAATATGGATGTAAGAGATTTGAAGTTGGTATCTTTTTGCACACAGCATAGTAACGGCTGGATTACTGAGGTAGGGGCGTGTTTTTTAAAATATGTTCAAGTGATAAATGAAAACACGAACCCAGGACAGCCAACCTTTTTACCGTACCGGGAGACAAGGGACTTTGTTGTTCGTGCGGTGTATTCGAGAGAGCCAAAGGTGCGCGATTCAGTGGACGTAATGTTGTCAGTTATAGGTCAAGCCTATTCAACATATGCATCAAATAAGAACGCTTATGTTCGATTACGAAATTTTTATGTGCAGTTGTATGAAGGTTTGACAGTCCGAACAGGCCTTAAGGAAAAGATGGCTGAGAGATTGCAGGACGCACAAGATATTCGTCGAATAAGACAGATGGGAATAACTCCAGAGGAACTGATTCAAGGGTTTCCCTCATATGAACATTTAGAAGCGAAGAATACCGTTGATAAGGCGTACCTAGATAATTCAAGAACAGACATAGGCTGGGATGTCGGATATGATGACTTGGAAGGTTTTTACTAGGCGGGTTTGCCTACTAGAGTAACCATAGACAGAGGACAATTAACTAAGATAGGTCGAATCTGTGGCGAACTAGAATGAATAAAG